CTATAAGACCAGATTATAGAGGTCAAGGATACAGAAATGAAGCTGTAATAATTAGAGATGCTATATTTTATGACGTTTTTCAAATTAATTCTGTAAAAACTATGATAGATTCTCCATATTTATCTCCTAAAGATTATCAAACTGTAACGGAGACTGCTACTAGTAATCGTAATGGCAGAGTACGTAAAAGCTTGCACTCAACTTTAGAGAGTTGGAACACTTGGAAGGCCAACAATTCCACAAGTATTCCTAGCTATACTTATTCCGGAAATGATTATGTTGCACCTCATCTAAGAGATTAATTTAGTACTATCTTCTTGTACTAAGTATGCTTTCTTTAATAACCTTTTAAAAATAGTTCTTGACTACGAATGTCCTATTTGCTATAATTTCACAATGGAGAGATTTAATGAGTGCAGCCACATATAACCTATCTATAGATCAAGGAACGACTTTTGCCCTTGACTTAACTGTTAAAGAAGCCGGAGTCGTTAAAGATTTAACTGGCTACCAAGCTAGGGCCCAGCTGCGCAGGACTAAGTCTGCGGCAACTGCTGCTGCTTCGTTCACATGCAGCGTCTTAATTCCAGCTTCACAAGGAAAAGTAAAGATGGAATTATCTGCATCTCAATCCGATGCCATAGATTCCGGTCTTTATTTTTATGATTTAGAAATTTTCACAGCATCTGATGTAATAGTGAAAAGGCTTATCGAAGGACAAATTGTTTTAAGCCAGAGCATTACGAGAGATTAAATGGCGGTAACTAATCTAATTGAAATAACAGAAGAAGTTATTGATATAACTGTAAATAATGCTACAGATATTACTATAGATCTTCTAACTGACAACGTTCAAATTGAAATTAATAATCTTGCTGTTCCTTCTATATTATCGGCCGCCACCTCTATTTCTTTTGGGGGGCATGCAGGCATGGAAGCAGATACTGTACAAGATGCCATAATAGAGTTAGCAGATAATGCCTTTAAGCAAGACACTACTCCTCAGGGCCCTGAAGTAGACGAAGGAGACACCTGGTATGATATGGATGATAATCAATTCAAAGTTTATAGAGAGACTGCTCCCACTGTGTTCGAATGGGTACCTATAATGTTAGGTAATATTTCAGTAGATTCCGATACACTTGACGCAGGGTCCTTTTAAAAGGGCTATAACGGAGAAGCTAAATGGCTCAAACAATTAAAATCAAACGCAGTACTACTACTGCGGCACCCAGCTCACTTACAGCAGGTGAATTAGCTTACTCCGATGATAGTGATAAGCTATTTATAGGTGCTCCTGCGGACAATGCTATTACAGTAATAGGTGGAAAACTATATACTGATATGCTCGACCATGGTGCAGGAATTCTTACCGCAAGTAGTGCAGTTATTGTAGATGCAGATAGTAAGATTGATAAAATACTTACAGGTTTTGTACGTATTAATCATACGACTAATCAGATAGATACCTCGGCAGGTAATTTACTTGTAAACCCTTTTGCCAGTCTTGTAATTAAAACAGGTACAGTTGATTTAACCACTCAAGCCACCGAATTCAAATTAATAGAAAACTCTGCTACCGCTGGAACTTTTGCAACAGCCTCTCATACTTATCTTACTTTCGATACTACAAACTCAGCACAGCTTATTAAATTCGGTAAACAAGTAGAATTTTCAGGTGAATATACTTTACCAACTACGGACGGCACTGCAGAGCAAGCCCTTGTCACAGACGGCTCAGGTACTGTAAGTTTTACAACCATACCTAAAGTCCTTACTGTAAACGCCACAGATGATAGTACTACAGCCGATGTAGATCTTTTAGCAGATGACTTAAACTTTGCAGGCAGTGAAGGCTTAGACATTACTGTTGCTAAATCAGGCACAGATGTTACTCTTACAATTACAGCTGAAGATTCTACTGCAACTAATAAAGGTGTTGTAATTATAGATTCTGGGGAAGGTGTTAATGTAAGTTACTCTTCAGGAACTGCCACAATTTCAGGAGAAGACGCTTCCACAACTAATAAAGGTATAGCATCTTTTGACACCACTGATTTTACAGTTACAGCAGGAGCTGTAGCTTTAAACGCAATCACATTAGGTACTTCTGCCCTTAACCCGGGAACTACTACAAGCTCTATTGCAGGTCTACAGCAATTAGACGTAGATAATGTACGTATAGATACAAATACAATATCTACTACAGACACTAACGGAGATTTAATACTTGAACCTAATGGTACAGGCACTGTCAAAGTACCTACCGGATATAAAAATAGAGTCGGATTCAGCACAAATTCTTTAGCTACAAAAGAGTACGTTGACGCAGTAAAACAAGCTCTTAGTGTGAAAGATGCAGTAAGAGCTGCAACTACTGAAAGTATTTCGGCCACTTATAATAATGGGGCAGGAACTCTTACAAATTCAGGATCACATGCAGCTTTTTCTATAGATGGAGTATCTTTAGTAGCTGAAGATCGTGTACTTATAAAAGATCAAACTGCTGGAGAAGAAAACGGTATTTATGAGGTAACCACAGTTGGAGACGCCTCAACAGCTTGGGTACTTACTCGAGCAGCCGATGCAAATATTGCTGAAGAACTTTTGGGGGGTACTTTTACTTTTGTAACAGAGGGTTCTGTACAACAAGATAACGGTTATATATTCACTCATGATTCTGTTCCTACTTTAGGAACTACGGCTTTAACCATAACTCAATTTTCATCTGCAGGTATAGTGACTGCAGGAGATGGTCTTGGCAAGACAGGTAATGATTTATTTTTAAACGATGACAATATTACTCTTGAGATTTCTTCAGATAACGTACGTATTAAAGGAATTTCTTCAACAGCAGTGGGCGACCTGCTTATAGGTGCAGCTTCTAATGCTGGATACACACGTCTTGTCAAACCTACTTCCGATACCGCACTACTTACTATGGGTACAGCAGGCACAGCCTCTTGGACTACAACTCTAGACGGCGGAACTTTCTAAAAATTAAAATAACCTCTTGCGTATATACGCATAGTATTGGAGGAGCCAAATGGCACAAACTATCAAATTAAAGCGTTCTTCTACTACGGGGAACGTTCCTACTACTTCACAACTCGATCTTGGCGAACTCGCTATTAATACCGCTGATGGAAAAATGTTCATTAAAAAGGATGTTAGTGGTACGGAGTCTATTGTCGAGATAAACGAAGTACGTCCCGGAGCCATAAACTTCACTGTGTCTACTACAGCCCCTTCTAATCCTGAGGTTGGTGATATGTGGAAAGATTCTGCAAACTTAAAAACTTTTGTACGCTATTCAAATGGCGGTAGCCCTCTTTGGATAGAGATTTAGGAGCACGTAAATGTCAGAATATATTTTTCCCTCAAATCCCTCTAATGGCGATACAGTAACCGTTTCAGGTATTACATACACTTGGAATTCTTCACCGGGTTACTGGACTAACAATGTAGTTGGAGAACAGCTTTTATCCGTAGGTGCAGATACAGGTACAGACGACACTATTAATGTAGGGGTTGATACTTTAAACTTTGAAGGTGGTACGGGTGTAACTACAACTGTAACTAACAATAACATAAAAATCGATGCAAGTCCGGCACCCGTAGCTTTCTCTGTAGGTGCAGATACAGGTACAGATGATAGCATTACTCCCGGTACTGATACCTTAAACTTTGAAGGTGGTACGGGTGTAACTACAACTGTAACTAATAATAACATAAAAATCGATGCGAGTCCAGCACCCGTAGCTTTTTCTGTAGGTGCAGATACAGGCACAGACGATAACGTCACTCCCGGTACTGATACCTTAAACTTTGAAGGTGGTACGGGTGTAACTACAACTGTAAGTAATAATAATATAAGAATCGACGCGAATCCAGCACCCGTAGCTTTCTCTGTAGGGGCAAATCTAGGTACAGACGATAGCATTACTCCGGGCACTGATACTTTAAACTTTGAAGGCGGCACAGGTGTAGTCACAACCGTAAGTAATAATAATATAAAAATCGATTTAGCAAGTGATTTTTTATCTAATAGCAGTTCTTCTTTAGTAGCCACAAGTATAGTTAGTGGCACCGCGTATGTTATTAAAACTCTAGGGAATACTAACTGGACTTCGTTAGGTGCTACTGCAATAACAGTTTCTTCAGTTAGTAGTTTGTCAGAAGGCACAGAATATATAATTAAATCTCTAGGCTCCACTACTACCCAAACGTGGACCTCTATGGGTGCAGATACTAATCCTGCTGTTGGCGAAATATTTGTAGGAGCAAGTGTAGATCTTGGTTCAGGAAGTGGTGAAGTTTACGAAACCGCTTTTACAGCAACTTCTAATGGTTCTGGAACCGGAACTATAATGAAAAATGCCAACCATTTTATAACTTTTATGGATGCTTCTAATGGTTCTAACTCCCTTCTTTCTAGCAGTAGTTTAACTTATAATCCCGGAACGGGGTATCTTCAGGCAGGCAATCTTCAAGGTAGTTTTTTTGGAGAGTTTGCAGGTACTGTTAAAGGTACCTTTATTGGTGGTTTAGGAGCTGATGTTGCAGCAGCCAAATTAGACGTAACTGAAAGAAATGGTTCTGTTGAAACCGACGATATGTATTTTATAATGGGCGATGGATTTTCAGGCGTTAGAGCTGTAGAATCCATGTCTAATATAAAATATACTCATTCTACAACCAATATAGAAGTTCCTGGTCTTACAGACGGTACTGCGGTTCTTAAACAGGGTAGGCTTACGGGTGCAGTAACAGGTAATGTAACAGGTAATGTAACAGGTAATGTAACAGGCTATGTAATAGGCGATGTATATGCCAGCGACGCCTCTGTCATGCTTGACTCTAGTGCTAAAACATTGACGGGCGATCTTACGGGTAATGTAACAGGTAATGTAGTAGGTAATGTAGTAGGTGCTGTAGCAGGTAATGTAGTAGGTAATATAGTAGGGGATGTTAAAGCAAGCGACTCCTCTGTCATGGTTGATTCTAGCGCTAAAACATTCACGGGTAATTTAACAGGGAATGTACTCGGGGATCTCACAGGCGATGTATATGCCAGTAATGGTACTAGTAAAATTTTAGAAGCTGGTACTGATGGAACAAATGCAATTTTTACAGGTACTGTAGATGGTACGGTTACAACTGCTGAAAATGTTGTTGTAGTTGCTAATGAAACCGAAGATGCTAATTTATATCTTTTAATGTCGGACGGTATAAGCACTCAAGAGGCTATAGAGGCTAGTTCAACTCTACGCTTTAATCCTAGTACAGATGTTTTAACTATTGATACTCTTAACACCACTAAAGGGCTTCTAGAACTAGCGACTAGTAATATTTCTGAAGATGTTGTTGATATAGGTCTTTATGGCTACTATGATAACGGTATTAGTGTAGTATTAAGCGTTTCATTAACAAATGGAGGTTCCGGATATACCTCTGCCCCTGCTGTTTCATTTAGCGGTGGTGGAGGTTCGGGAGCTTCAGGTACTGTTTCATTAACAAATGGGGCAGTAACTAGTTTTAATCTAACCTCTAAAGGATCCGGGTATACATCAGCTCCTACAATAACTATAGCATCTCCCACAACTACATCTTTTGGTTTTTCATCCGGTAGCTTAGAAAGAATTGTAATAACGAATATAAGTCAGCAAGGAAACGCTAACGGCACGGACATTTCTATTAACGGAGGAGCGACGGCGACTGCAAATATAACTTCAAATAAAGTTGTATCTGCGACTATTACAAATGCAGGGTCTGGCTATACTACAGCTCCTGATATTAATTTTTATAACTTTTATTCTTCTCCGGGACCTCAGGGATATGGGATCGTAGGTGTAGAACTACCT